TCAGGGAGAAACAGCTTGCCAAATGATATTAAATCTTTACTTGCTAATTCAAATACTTCTTCAGCTTGAGATACATTGCGAGAATTTATATTCAACGCATTCTCATTTTTATTTCATATTCGCGTCTTTTCCATTTTTGAATTAACACATCTTCAAAATTGGCAACTTTTTCTTTTTTAGTATCATACCAAACACCAGAATCTTTTATGTATCTATTAGGATGTAAATCGTGTTTATACTTTGAAGGCCAATGATAAAGACCATCATCTGCTAATTTTGGCGTTACATTTTCTTTGTAAGCAGCTCTATAATCATAATATTGCAAGTAATCATCTGGGTTTTGATTTATACCTGTTTTTTTAGCCCAATTTGAATACCATTTTTTAAACTTTTTCTCATTCATTTTTAGAAAATACTTTCTTTTTGCCACCATCATATTCATATGCATGGCCATTTTTTTTTAATAGTTCATTTAAACTTTGTTCTTCGTCTTTAAGAAATATCTCTCCAAGTACTCTACCATATTTACCAGTACCATGAGACTTTATAGTAAAGTTTCCTTTATCTGTATTCTCTAATTTATCTTTTGTATATGCTTTTGCTTCTAGGCCCTTCTTTTTTTCATCAAGGTCTCTAGTACGAGATTCCCAAGTGTCTACACCCATGAATCGTATACGTTTCTTTACCCAAGTATCAAAGCCTAAATCAATCATAGCATCACAAGTGTCACCATCGACAACTCTTGTTAATTTAGCATTATATATAAATTTATCTAATTTTGCCAATTATCTATTTCCTTGATAATTAGAAAATCCCCTAGATATATATTCAGCAGCTGCCCCTGAAGGAGCTGGTATAAAATCTTTATTCTTTAATGCCATTTCTATTGCTTTTTTATCAGATAGTTGTTCAAGTTGATTTAATGGATTTCCCTTCTTATCTCTTTTTCTTCTAACCGTTGGTATTACCATATGTTGACCATCTATCTCAGTTGTCATAGTATATACTGATTTATTTCCTAATCTTAATCCTGAACTAATAGCTCTTTCAACCCAAGGATATTTCATTCTTAGTGTATTAAC